ATCAGTATAATCATTAGGAAAATATTGTTTTGTAAAATCTATTAGATTTTTTCTAAATTGACCAAAATCTTTTCCTAAATATGATATGTCTTTTGTTACTTCCATATAATCCTTATTCAATTCTTACAATTCCATCTTGATCTGCAAAAATTATTATAGTCTGCTCAGATCCAGTACTGGTAACAATAAATCCGATAGAAATTTTAATTTCATGAGCAAGAGTATCATCATCTTCAGATGTAACTATATCTAATTTAGATATTTCAATATATGGTAACCAAAAAGAAACAGCTGATGTAATAGTTTCTTCTATAAAGCTTTTTAATCCATCTGTAATTGGCTCAAATAATACATTTAATAAATCTGTTCCAAAATTTGGCTGTTCAAATCTTTCGCCTTTTCTTGTTAATAATAAACTTTTAATATTAGTAGAAGCTTGTTCATCGGTTGTAAAGCTTTTTCTAAAGATTCCTTTGCCATTGAATGGAAATTTAACTCCTTTTGCAATGTCTGGAATTTTAGTTATATCATTTGCTGGTACAACCTGGTATGCCATTATATATTACCTTTGCTTTTTATTATCAATTGCTTTCATTAATGCAGAATAATCTCGAGTCATTGCTTTTTGTATAGTAGGATCAACACTCAATGTTTTTCCTGTTTCAGGATCTGCGATTATAGCTGTTTCTTGCATATTTCTTTGTATTCCAAATCCTTGTGCATTTTTTGAAGTCATGACTATATCTTCTGTCATTAAATTTTTATAATCTGCAGCTGATTTATTTTCTGTTAATCTATCTGTTTCATTTAATATAGCTGCAAATTTATTTTCTTTAAATTGCACTTTATTTTTAGAAGATTTTACAGGACTTTCAGTAATACTTGTAATTGATTTTTTTGTAGACATATCATTTATTGTAGACTTTAATCCTTCTTGTAATATTTCTGTTAATTCTTGTTTTATAACAGATCTTATTTCTTCTTTTATAACTTTTCTTAAAATATTAATAAATTTTGATTGTTCCATTTGTTCTTCTTTTTTTATAAATATTAACGTTAGTAATTTACGGGCGTTCCCCACCCATTATTTGTTTTAGGTCCATATATATGTTTTCCATTAGTATCAACATAATAATCTCCTATTTTTCCCAAATCTTCATTTGGTGCTGTTGTACCTTCATAAGATTGAGCTGGTGCTTCTTGTAACGATGTTAATAAACTTTGTTGTGATTCTACTAAATTATTAATAGTATCTAATTGTTGTTTTATATCATCAGTAGAAACATTTGTTTGTGTATAAAATTCTGTGCCTATTGTATAATCATCTTGGCGACTTCCAGTTGATCCCCAACCAACGCCATTTACATTATTATATCCTTCACCTGACCATAACCATATTCCCTTTCCATCATTAAATGGTGATTTTGGAGTGGGTGGCACACCGGATGGTGATCCTAATTCTCCAGATCCAGATATTAACGTCCATGATCCACCAGGATATCCAGGTATAGAATCACTATAATCTAAATTATCAAGAGCATTTTGAAGGCCTTGTGTTCCAGATATACCTATATCATTTGCATTTTGATTACATGCTTGTCCTATTATATTTGCAACCGGAACCAAACTTTGAACAAGTTCATTTAAATTTGCATTTATTTTTGGACTTAACCCTTTAATTAATTTTTCAACAGCTGTTCCAGCGTTAGCAATAGTTAAGTTTTGAGCTAATATTAATTCTGGAATAATTACCATTGGAGCTGTTATTGGATTTAATAATTGAGCCGCTTTGATTGTATTTGCAATTCCAATAATAGTTTGCAGTCCAGATGTTATTTTATCAACAATTGGTATAATATCTTGTAGTTTTGTTATTAATTTATTTACTTGTTCAATTCTTTTACGTAATGCTTCTATCCTAGGATCATCACATTTTATATCATCAGGTAATGATATAGCTTCTTGAACTGCAACAGTTACATTGAATGTAATATTATCTAATAATTTTGAAACTTGATTGTCTATAATAGACGTTAATTGATCTGGAATTATTGGTATTTTATTTAATGGTGGTGTTAACATATTATTTATCCAAGTAATGATTACTACTATTAATATTTCCTAATTTTTCACGTAATGTAAAAAGTTTATCTAATTGAATTGGTGTAGAAACTATTCCTGCGGGTGTGTATACAACACCAGCAACTATTACATTAATTAATTCAGATAAAATATTTTTTAATTCATCCCCTTTTACTAATGGGTGTTTTGCTGATTCTGATCCTATTCTTAAATCTGGTGTATTCAATGTTATCCTATTTGGAGTATCTAATATAATAGAATCAGACTTAGCTCGTAATATAATTCTATTTGCATCTCCAATTAATTGAGAAGTATTAAAATCATTTAATGCTCTAGATTTTGTTAATCCTGTTGATAATGAAATTGTATCTAATTTTTGTGTAGATGTTAAATATATAGATGCATGATCATTTTCAAACGATTCTATAGTAAATTCTTTATTTGATTTATCAGAATGACCATTTGAAATAATAATTATTGGATCTCCATTTTGATCACCGTTCCACGATGGGGCAATTGTATAATTATTTTCTTTAATAGTGCTTCCTAATCTAATACTATTACTAAAACGGCCTTCTATTAATAAATCTCCTTCATATGGTTGCAATGGTGAAATTCGTTTTTCTTCAAATGATTTTCCTAATGGTTGATCATATACTTCTGATTTGTTTTCTTGATCTCCACGCAATCTTGCAACTCCAGGTAATGCATTATTATTTATTGCAGATTGTATACTATAAGCTGGTAAATAATACCATTGGGTTCTTTTTTTGCTGTCATTAGATTCTTGTTGTAATGCACTAAATACAATAACATGCTCGCCAATTAATGGTATTTGTTTTATATTTGGATTTGCTGGTCTAGCAGATATAATTCTAGATTCTAGTTCTCCATATGTTTGTACATCGATTTTAAATAAATTGTCAATGTATTCTGCAGAATACTTATACGTGTCATCATACGTATCAACTACTTCTGCTAGTTTAAATGTAACTGTATTAGTTAGTGACATTTTTATTCTCCAATGATGCTTTTACATTTGATATTTTTTCTTGAAGTTCTTTTTCTTCTTGATCAATTTTATCAATTTCTTCAGTTAGTTCTTCTTCGAAATCTTTAGATGCCATATCTAATAATTGCTTCTTTTCATCATCACTTAATAAAGAAGATTCTCCAGATATTGTTTGTGTTGTTGAAATATAACGTTGTGTTATTGCTGTTAGTTTTACTAAATGATCATCGTTTTTAACAGCAACATCTAAATATTCTTTAATAAGCGGGACAATTATGGTTGCATCCGATGCAGTTCTTATAAGAGGCTGCAATTGTGAAATAAGTTGATTAATTTGTCTATCTTTCTTTTTAGAATTATGATAAACATCAGACATTAAGTCAGAAAAACTAGTTCCTTTAAATAATTCTTCTTTTATGTCCATAATGAGTCCTTTTAATAATAAATATCAAAAGGGTAAATTCACGAATTCATTTTGTTCGTATTCTAAAAATTTTTCTGAATATATTTGTTTTAAAACTTTGATAACTCTAGTTATATTATTAGTTTGTAAGCCTGTACGTTCTCTTATAAAAACATATAATGCTTTTTTATTATATTGTTCTATATTTTCACGATTTTCAAATATATGAAGAATTGAATCAGCAACATGAATATCTGACTCATTAGTAAAAATAAAATTAATATTATCGTAACAATATTTTATATATGAATCCATAAAAATTTTCAATGTTTCTTTCATTTCATCATTATGCATTTCTGTTTGAACATTTCTTTGTTCATCAACATTAATTGGTTCAGTGGTCTTTTTTAGTTTTGAATACCCTTTTTGATTTTCTGCAATTAAATAATTAAATGCTGTTCTTGTATAATAAGAATATGCTTTACCATGTTCCGGATTAAATTTATCCAATCTCATTGTTAAATAAGTAACTAGATCTGTTTGTAAATCACGAAACGAAGAATCAATATATTCACATTTCATTTTATTAATTAAATTTTCAGATAACTTCATGAAAGCAGGAAATATAAATCTTCTGTATATTCGTTCTTTTCTTACTTGTTCGCTTTCGGTTCTATTATACGCAGAAACTGAATATTCTGTTATTTTTGTCCAATATCTATTACTTTTTTTCTTCCGTCTCGGCATTAAATTCCTCTTGTAAATTTGTTATTACTTGATTTAATTGATTAAATACAGTTCCAGTTTCATCATCTTTTTCAAATGCTCCCCGGCTATCTATCTTTTTCATTTCTTGGTATACAAGATTTATCTGATCATACATGTATTGAGACATATCT